AATACCAGTCTTTTGTAATAGTGCGTCTTTAAACCAATTATGTAGGATTAAGAAGCCATCATTATCACGATAGAATACCCAGTTACAATATTCTGTTGCTTGTTGTGCAAAAGGTTCGTCACCATCGTTTACAGGTTGAAATTCAACTACACCGTCTGTAGATGTAAATACACGAATAAGTTGAGGTAATGCTCCGTCTACAACTTCTGCTACTTCACCAGTAACAATTTGTGATTTACCTTCTACTTCGTTACCATAAGGCTCACGAAGATAGTATTCAAGTGCTTCTTGACGTTCTGCAACTGTGTCTGTTTCAACATAGCCAATAGAATCATCAATTTCAGACTCGATAATGCTTTTTAATTTGTTAATATCCATTAAACTATCCATTTAGTGTTTACGTTAATAGGTTTATTCCACTCTTCTGCTGGACTCTCATCCAAGCCTGTTGCTAAATATCTAAAAGCGTCAGCAGCATGTGATGACCAATCGTGAAGTGGTCTATCATGGAATACAGCTCTTTTTTCATCATAGTGTCTACGATAGTTACGAAGAGCATCTAAACCTTGTTTTGCTTTTGGGTCAAACCAACATCTAGGAATTATTCTTCTTACTGCTTGTATGCCATCAGCAACATTAAGGCGAGGAGCAGTTACAATATTGAGACCTGCATCTTCTAAAGTTTCCCTACGAGATTTGCCTGTGCCTAATTCTCTTACTTCTACGTCATGTGGAAGTATGTGAGTAAAATGTGCATAGTCGTTATCTCTTAACCATGACACATAATAATCTAATCCTTGACCATGATTTTCCATATAATCAATAAGTCTTATTTCTTTGCCTGTAAGTTGGGCTACCCAGATAGCGGTAGAGTCAGACATACCCAAGTCCCATGCTGTGTAATTACGACACAAATCATCACGAGGTATTTCCGTTATGTGTGCTTTTTCTTCTATTTCATTTATAAGTTTAGAGTAATAAGATCCTTCTACAGGAGAGTTAAAATTACACTCAAACTCTTGCATAAACTTATCTTCACCCATTTCAAGGCGTGCTGCTGTTAATTCTTGTTCGTTTAGTAGTTTAGTATCTGAAGATTTAAACTCTAATAGTTTCCATCCTTGTCCTTCAGCGGCTCTATCTCGCAACCCTCTAAAGTGATTGTTGCCTTTGGGCGTACCCATAGCAACGCAGAAACCTAGTCGGTCTGTCAACGCAGGTCGGATGATGTCACTGAAGACAGATGGATTGATATTACCTACTTCGTCTATCACTGCACCATCGAGGTAAATACCACGAAGTGAGTCAGGGTTATCTGCACCATAAAGTGAGATACGTCTACCCATGAAGTCTACACGAAGTTCGGCAATGTTTACTTTAGCACCTAGAGGTCTTGTATAGTTTACAAGATAGTCCCATGCAATACGTTTAGATTGATTATATGTAGGAGCTACATATGCGTATCTAGGTTCTTTTTTTGTACAGGTAAGTGCACTGTGGATCAATTGGTTAATAGCAGATACAGTCTTCCCCATACGTCTGTGTGCTACGACTACCACAAACCTATGATCTTTAACTGCATTGTGTATCAGTTTTTGGGGGACTCGTGGTCTATACCCAGTATCTAAAGTTTTTTGCGACTCCATATAGGGTCATCGCCTCCTAGTTGTTAAATTACCACTTTACTTTGTTAGCCCAATATGCGGCACTCATCTTACCTTTTGCTATGTTTTTAGCGTGTCTTGCTTTAAAAGACTTTGCTCTATCTGTATTTGTCTTGTCGCCACTTACACCCTTTTGTCCAAAACGTATAAGCTTTTCTTTGTCGCCAGATTTAGCTAATACAGCGTGTGATTTAGTAGGGTGGCTAGGCGTGGCTTTAGGTTTGTTATAACCAGAGAACGTTTCCTTACCCTTCTTAATCATTTCTTTTTAGCTGTCTTTGCAGACTCTTTAAAAGCTTTAGCTGTAGGTGCACCTTTAGATCCTACCTTACGCATCTTCTCGCCAGAGCCTTGAGCAATACGTTTTTTCTTTGCTGCGATGTTGGCATAAAGTCCAGTTTTAGTAGCCACTCTTCATTCCTTTTTTAACTGGTTTAGCTGCTACTTTTTTACCTGATTTTTTAGCGTATTCTTTAGCTTCTTTCTTACCTTTTTCTGTGTAAGCAAATTTCTTTTTTCCGACCATTGGCATAACTTTCCCCTTATCTAGATAACATTCTAATGAGTGAATTCAAATCCATAGGAGGTGGTCTGACAGACATACCACCGCCTTGTGGTGCTACGTTAGTCATCGTATTTCCTAGTGGATTTGTTTGTTGGTAGTACGGTACTGCTTGTGGATTAGACATAAAAGCATTTTGTCTAGAGAACTCATCCATTTGTTGTTGCATCATAAGCTGTCTTATTCTTGCAGCTTCAGCTTCTGTTAAATTACCTACACCAGACATAGATGATGATGATAATTGTTTTAATCTTTCTAAATAATCTAGTAAGCCCATAATAATATCCTATAAAAAATTTGGGTACTGCCGTTTTAAAAAACCTATAAAAACCTTTTCTGTACAAAAAGGGGGTGGGGGTCTAATCTATTCCTGTAACAATCTTAACTTCTACAGGTGTTCCATCAGGGTTACCACTGATCTCATGCTGTGATGTTTCTTTCCACTTGGCACGAGACTTCAACCAAAAGATCATGGCTGTGGTGTTGCCTTCTTTAGCTTGCTTAAACAAAGTCTCTGCTACAGAAGCGTTGGCTTCAATACGACCTTTAGCTAATTCATCGTGATAATATTTAGTCAAGGTATCTGCACTAATGCCTAGTACTGTGGCTATATCTTCGTGGCGTGTTCCTACTGTAGATAACATAAATACTTTATTTCGGGTGTCTCCATTTGGAAGGTGCGGGGGTCGTCCGCCTTTATCCTTAATGTCAACGTTATCAGGGATCAAAGCCTTGTCAGTAGATAGATCTTCCATGCTTATATCATTGCCCTTTAATGCATCGGGCATTGTATCCGCTTGCACGTTATCTAGATGCGAATGATTATCATTCTCAATTGGGTTATCGTTATCGATCATTATACTATTATCCTTATGATGTCAATAGGTGATAAGTAAATTAAATCACAATTATATATTGACATTGTTTAATACTGGTTTATTATTCAAAGCGTAAACATAAGTTTACTATTAATTAAATAAGGGGCTTAAAATGACTTATCAATCTAAATACAAAATAGCTTTAATCACAATCATATTAATGACTGGATCATTCCCGCTTGTCTTTAATATCCTAGTCAATCATCCTTCAGAATTGGTTAGCCTATCTATAGGGCTTTCTTATGCTATTGGCGGCTTTATTAGCCTATTCTTAACCAAATAAGGGGCATTAAATGAAATCAATCATTCTTTATACCGATCCATCGCACGGCTGGGCAAAAGTAAGCTTATCAGAGCTATTTAAACTTGAAATACACGATAAGATAAGCACCTATTCTTATATCCGCAGCAATGAAAAGTACTCTTATGTTTATTTAGAAGAAGATTGCGATCTATCAACCTATCTTAAAGCTTTAGATGATAAGGGCATTAAGTTTAGAATGATAGAAAAGCATACCAATAAATCAAGTAAGATAAGATCATATGCACGTTATCAATTGGGCATTAATTACATAAACCCTTTTTATAAATCCGATAAACCTATTGAAGTAAACTTGAATTTACTATAATCTATTAATACTTAACACTATATAAAGGATCAATATGAATACTATGCAAGGATTAAAAGAGTACATCAAAGCTTTAGAAGCCCATGATTGGTATTATAGCTATAGCGATGATCATCAAGCATGGATGAAAGGATCAAGCGAAAAGCAAAATTTACGCAAGCAAGCTATGATCTATGACCATGAATTTCAAATATGGGATTCAATAGCACCGCAGCAATATAAGAAAGGGGCTTATTAATTATGTCAAACATTAAAAAACTAGCTAAAGCTTTAAATAGCATTGATGAGATTCAAAGGTTTCAAATAATCACAGTAAGCGATCAAAGCATTAATGATCAAGCTTTATACGATGATGAGCTAGCGGACTATAATTCTATGCTAGCAAGCAAGCATGGTGACTTTTCATCAATCAATAGAGAAGAGTATTAATTATGAATGATCTATTAAAAAACGTTTTTATATTCTTACTTATGCTAGTAAACTTTTATTTATTCTTAATTTTAATTTTAGGGGCTTAAAATGATTAATGAAAATTTTAGCAGTGGTTACAATGCAGGGCTTGATGCATTAGAAAATATATCATCAATAAATGAAAATCCCAATCATGAGCTTTTAGCGGGTTTATTATCATCAATTATGAATTGCATTTATTATTATGCACCTTCAGAAAAGGCTGCTAGCGATCTAGTACAATTTGCCGTTGATTTTGCAAAAGAAGAAAATGCAAAAATAGGCATGAATTTACCTAAAGGGGCTTAATTATGTATATTATCGATTTTAGGGAAAAGAAAATAGCCCGCTTTGATAATCAAGGCTTAATGCTGTTTATGAATGAATTATTTAAATTCAGGGATAGCGGCTTAATTAATCAACGTTACTTTTTATGCAATACAAAAAAACTAGCTAATAAGATTATAAAAGAAGCTTTAGGCGGCAAGCCTATTTAAATATATCTTTATGCTTATTTTCTTAAGTAAGCATAAGGGCTATATTTTAGCCTTAACAATTACAATAATAAAAAGGGTTATAAAATGAAATTATTATCTATTAATCAAGATTCAAAAACTATTAAAGGGCTTGAAAAGGGTTATCTTACTGGGATCATGTATTTAGCCCCTCATACTTTAGGCGGTAAAAATATTTGTCCATTCGCTAAAGCTGCAGGATGTATTGATGCATGTTTAAACACCGCAGGCAGGGGCATTTTTAACAATGTACAAAAAGCCCGCTTGAATCGTACAGCATTATTCCATAATGATATTAATGCTTTTATGCATAAATTAGCCGTTGAAATTGAAGCTTTAGAAAAGACAGCAAT